ACGACCACCATTAAAAAGTGTATTCATTTCTAAGCTAACAGAACCTTGCATTTTTGAAATAACGTCATTTATAAAGTCTTTTGCTGAGTGCAAAACATTTCGTCCTTCTTTTTCAATACCTATGCCAAGACCTTTTGACAACATTATACCTACTTCGTCTCGCATTACTCTTGAAGGCGAATGAATGCCAGCAGCTGATTTTGCAGCGGCAATTGCTCCCCTCATAACACTAACGGCTGCCCCTAGTGCTGAACTTCTACCAGCTGAAATACCATTTGCTAAGCCGTGAACTAAGTTACTACCAGCTGAATAGAATTGACCAGAAAAGCCATTAATTGAGCTTATACTGCTTGAACACATACTAGAAAAGCTTGATTGCACTTTACTTGCTCCGCTTGACACTGTACTTGCTGTATCTGACATCATTCTGCTTGTGTCTTGTGTAACATTTCTTGCCATATTTGACAACTCGGTATTAATGCCCTTTGCCATATCGTTCATACTACTTTTTACATCATTTGAACCGCTTTTCACCGATGAGCTAAGACCAGACATTGTGCTTGTCATTGTGCTTGAACTTGTACTTTTTAAATTATTCAAATTACTATCAACATTTTGTGCCATTTGTGCAATGCCTAAAACAACAGCAGGAACACCGCCTTTTACATTGCTTGAAATGTTTGACATCATTTCTTTTGACTTAGTACCAGAATTGCTTTTTGCTTTTTCCATTCCGTCTGAAATGTATTTTGTTAAATATCCCATTTCTGTTTTTACATTTCCGCCACCGCTTGAAATACCGCTTGCAATATTTCTTGAGACATCATTTCCGCCAGTATTTGCATCTGTTTGTCCTTGTTGTAAACTTTGTAATAATGGGTCATTGATTGATGTAATAAGTGTACTTTCTAAAAGACTTTTTCCACTTGCAAGACCCATTGATAAACCATTTACGTTTGTATAGCCGTTTGCTTGTAAAATTTCTGGAATTAATGTTTCGCTTATTCCCATTTGTTTCAATTGTTGATAAGCTTGTTGTATTGGTATTAGACCGCCATTCGTTCCGTCTGAAAAAGCATTCATATTTGTTAAACCCATTTGCCTTAGTTCTTCGGATATTTCTAAATATGATTTGCCTTGTAATATTCCGTCTTGAATGTATTGTTTTACAAATTGCATTCCTTCTGCTGATCCATTACCAAATTTTTCAATATTTATCAAACCTTGTGCGAATGCTTGTTCCGCAAATTCTAGTGGATTTCTTGCTGTTTCTGCAATTAGTTTTGCTTTTTCTTGTACTGCTTGTTGTTGAGCTGAAATACCTTCTCCATACTTCAGAGTTCCTTTTTGTCCTAGTTCAAAAACTTTTTCTGCTAAGTCAAAACCAGTTAAGCCTTTATCTCGTAAAGATTTGATAACATCTTCAAGTTTTGTGCCGTCTGATGCGACACCGTCTGTGAAGCCGTTTAATGTATCAATACCTTTTAATTTTGCTAATTTTGTTATAATTTCAAGCTCATTACTTGTTGTAGTTCTTAAATTGTTATAAGCTGTTCTAAGTCCACTTTCTCCGTTGCTTAAAAGTCCTTGTAAGTAACTGTCGTTTGTTGTTTGTCCAGCTTTTAAAGCAAGTTGATTGATTTCTGAATTTGTTAAGCCTTTTTCAACAAGTTGTTTAAAACTTTGAGCAACATCTGTTTCTCCGTTTTTTATGCCTTGTACTAATTGTTGAATTGTTTGTTTTGGTGCTTGTGATACGTCAGCACTGTTTGCACCTTCATTTGCTCCTTTTTCAACTGTTTCTTTTGTCGCTTGTTTTACTTCTTCTTTTTTTCCAGTGATACCATTTACAAGACCTTTTACTAAATTTACACCCGCTTTTACCCAATTTACTGGATTAAGCATTTTTGCAATACCAGTTACAATGCTTTTTACTGCTTCCCACAACTTAGGCAACATTGAAAAAATTCCTCTAATCAAAGAGCCAATAATTTCTCCACCTTTTGCAGCAATTTGTGTTAAATCAAAAGAGCCTACAATGTAACTGACAATTATTCCGCCAACAACCGCAAGTCCAATTGGATTTGACAATACACTAACTAACGTTGCAATGATTTTTCCACCAATAGCAGTAATTTTGCCAAAAGCACCTGTCATTCCAGCTGTAAGTTTACCTAATAAGCCACTACCAGCACTTATAAGACCACCACTAGCATTATTTAAACCGCTTGTAAATGTTGCTATTAATGATTTTGCTTGACTTAAAAATATTGGCTTGTGTGTGTTAAAATTCAAGATCATATCATCTATTAGTTTTTTAGTTGCTGTTTTTACCAGTGAGCTATTTTTCAAAAGTCCTGATGCGATTTCTGATACAATTTTTTTACCAACTGATACAGCTTTAAAAGCTAAGAATATTTTTAATAAAGCATTAACAATTTTATCTGCATTACTTAAAAGTCTTGGCAATGCAGCAATTAAACCTTGTATGATTGCATTAACTATTTTAATGCCTATTTCTAAAAATCTTTCTATATTTTGTGAAAAAGTAACAAGCAGTTTAACCATTGCATCAATTGCTTTTGGTAAAATTTTAGGTAAATTTTGCTCTAAACCTTCGGCAATTTTTAAAAGTACATCTGTACCTACTTTGAAAAATTTATCAACATTATTTATAAAAAAGTCTAACAAGTTATTTATAACGTCAGTTGCTGTTTTCATAATTTTTGGAATACCTTTTGTTAAGCCTTCGCCAAATTTTAAAAGTAAAGCAGCGCCTGTTGTTATCATTTTTTCACTAATTTTTAAAATGTTAGTGATTAAAACCTCTGCTAGTGTTGCTAAACTGTTGCCTATTTTATTTGAGTTTGTTTGTATGCCTTGTAGTAAACCGAGTATGATTTTTGAACCAATTTCAGCAAATTTTGGCAACTGTGATGCTAAATTTGTCGCTATATCTCCTAATATATCGCCAATTACTTGCGGTAGTTTTGATATATCTTTTTTTACTGTTTCGTTAAGTTTATCAATGTATTTTGTTGCCTTTTGAGCTATTTGTCTAAGTGGATTGTCAACATTTTCATATAAAGATATTGAAAAACCTTCAAGAGCTGATTTTAATATTGTAATATCGCCTTTTAAGTTGTCATTCATTATCTTTGCCATTTTTTCGGCTGCACCACTTGAATTATCAAATTCTTTACTTAGTCTATTAACTTCTTCTGAACTTGTTTCAATTATAGCTAACATTCCAGATGCCGCCTCTTTCCCAAAAATAGATGCTGCCGCATTTAATTTTTGAGAATTTGTTAATCCTTTAAATCCTTCTCTTAATTTGCTCAACATATCTGGCAATGGAATATCTTGCAAATCTTGTGCTGTTAGTCCAACATCTTGGAGTCCTTTTGCAACTTCTTTTGTTGGCTTTGCAAGTCTTAAAAAAGCACTTCTTAAAACCGTTCCTGCTTGTGAACCTTTTATACCATTGTTAGCTAACAACCCAAGAGCCAATGCCGTATCTTTAGCACTAAACCCTGCAGCTTTTGCAACTGGTGCTATATACTTAAAACTTTCACCTAACATTGAAACATTAGTATTTGTTGATGTTGCAGTTTTTGCAAGCAAATCTACAAATTGATTAGCATCTTTTGCCTCCAACCCAAAGGCTGTTAAAGAGTCTGTAACAATATCTGAAACCATTCCCAAATTTTCACCACTTGCCGCTGCTAAGTTCATAACTCCCTCAAGACCTTGCATCATTTGTTGTGGTTTCCAACCAGCCATTGCCATATATTTAAGAGCTTCAGCTGATTCTGTCGCACTAAATTTTGTTGTTGCTCCCATTTCTTTGGCTTTTTCTCTTAACATTTCTAAGTCTTTACCAGTTGCACCAGAAATTGCTGAAACTTCACTCATTCCAGCATCAAAACTCATTCCAGCTTTTATTGCAAAACCACCTAATGCAGCGGTTGCTGCACCAACTATTCCAATACTTTTTGTAATAGCTCCTGCTGTTGTAAGTGCAAGACCTTTCA